CAGTCGGTTCTGGTGGAGTTGGTGACGAAGCATCTTCATCCATTACTTTCACAGTTAACTCAGCAGTCACAGTTTCTACAACTGTAGCGTTCTAAGGGGCTAAAAATGGCATCATTGAAGATCACCAGGGCTGGCGGAAAGTCAAGCGTCCATCGCATTTCTCCCGCTCTTGAATATGCCTTCGAACAGGAATTCAAAGGCGGTATCGCTAAGATTTTGCGTGACGGGGAGCGCCAATCCGATGTTTATTGGTTGGCCCACAAAGCGCTTATTAAATCTGGCGAAACCGTTTCTTTGAACTTCAACGAGTTCTTAGAAGAGTTAGATACCGTCGAAATTATCGATGATGTAAAAAACGTGTAGAGCGCGATTCTTTTACTTATCTGATAGCCCAGCTATCTATTGAGACAGGAATTGCGCCGCAGTACCTCATTGAAGCAGATGCCGAGATGATTCAAGCCATGATGATGGTTTTCAAAGACAGAGCGAAAGAGGCAAAACGTGGGAGCAGAAGTAAGAGGCATTAAGCAGCTTCGCTCTGACCTGCGTAAATTTGACCCAGAGCTAAAGAAGCAAATGGATCAACAACTTAAAGCTGCGATGATTCCCATTCGTGACGCTGCTCGCGGTTTCGTTCCAGATGTTCCACCTGGTTTAAGTCGTTGGACAAGACCAGCAAAGAGAGAGCCAGGGGCTTATCGTCCTTTTCCTCGCTTTGATGCCAGCGCTATTCGTAAAGGAATCGTCTATCGCTCTGGAAAAAATAAAGCTAACTCCAATGGCTTTCAAGCTCTTTTCTATGTGGCTAACACTTCTGCCGCCGGTGCTATCTATGAAACCGCTGGACGCAAGAGTCCTAACGGTCAACCATGGCAAGGCCCTGTAGCTGGTGGCGGTGGAGACCATGACTATAGCCATTCAACAAACCCAGATGCAGGACGTCATTTCGTTCAATATATGCCACCGCTTTACGGCAAAGATAAGCAGCGTGGTCGTCTTATTTTTAAGGCCTGGGAAAAGGATCAAGGCAAAGCAACTTTAGGCGTAATTAAAGCCATCGACTTTGCAGTGCGTTCATTCAACCAAAGCCGTTACGGATTGGCCGCATAATGGCAAACCTAATAGTCAGTGCAGTCGCTGAGTGGAACGGTAAAGCTCTTAAAAAGGGCGAAAAAGATATTTCGGGTTTTGACAAGGGAGTCCAGAAACTTGGCAAAACTTTAGCTGGTGTATTTGCTGCACAAAAGATTTATTCTTTTGGAAAAGAATCTCTTAAAGCATTTTCAGACGATCAAGCAGCAGCGGTTAAATTAGCAAACGCTGTAGATAACCTAGGACTGTCTTACTCAAATCCAGATATTGCTAACTTCATTTCCAGACTTGAAGGACAAACAGCGGTTCTGGATGACAAGTTACGTCCAGCTTTTCAAGCACTTCTTACGACCACAGGCGACGTAACTAAGTCTCAAGATTTACTTACTAACGCCATCGACATTAGTCGCGGCTCAGGCGTCGAATTAACTACCGTAGCTCAGGATCTTGCTAACGGTTATGTAGGTATTACTAAGGGTCTTAAAAAATATAATCTCGGTTTAACTCAGGCGCAGCTCAAAGGTAAGTCTTTTGAGGAACTTATGGTGCTGCTTAATAAGCAGTTCGATGGAGCTTCTGCAGCTTATCTTTCAACTTATGCAGGCAAGATGGAAGTGCTTACCACCGCTTCGGCTAATGCAAAAGAGACCATTGGTAAAGGTCTAGTAGATGCTTTAACAGTTCTTGCAGGATCTAAGGATGATGTCCAAGGCGTTGCCGATGCCATGAATAACCTTGCTACCTATACAGCGGACGCAACTGTCGGCGCGGCAGCTTTGGTAAAACAATTAGGACAAATTCCAGGCCTTACTGGAATCGGTCAATTTCTTAAAGGTGCTTTTCTGGCGCTTCCACCTCTTCAAGCTCTGTCTGCTCTTTCCAACAAAGGAAAGCAAGTTAGAACCCCTGGTTATGGACAAGGCACTGGAACCGTTGCGGATTACCAAAGGACTCAAAAAGATGTTCAGGCTGCTAAAGCAAAAGCTGCAGCTGATGCCAAAGCCCTTGCTATCCAAAAGTCATTAACCAAAGCAACAGCTGCAACGCTTAAAGCGCAAAAGCAAAGCGCTATGACAGAGAAGCAGAAACTTCTTTTTAACCAGACCGCCATTAGCGCCGTAGCTGCATTAAAGAATAAATTAAGCGATGAAGAGCGCAATAAAGTCGAACTTATGCTTGCGCTTGAAATGGATAACGTCGATGCTGCTGCAGTCCTTTCCCAGAAAGTAGCAAAGGCCTATGACGAAACTGGGTTACTTGCCGAGTACATGCGTACTTTGCCAGATGCTAATAATCCTTTTGGATCATGGAATACCTACCTAGATACTTTGAAAACAGATTCAATCGATGCTGCCAACGCCGTGGCTAAAGCCTGGCGTGATGCGTATAACGCTCAAAGTATCGCAAAGATTGACCAAATCGCGCAAAGCCCAGTTTTACCTCAAGGTTTCGCAAGCATGACAGTCGACCAGCAAGTAAGTGTTATCGACAGCGCCACAGCTGACGCGCTAGCAGCAGCAGCTGCAGCTCAGTCAATTATTGATTCAATCAATGCGTCTGGACTGATTACTAACGTCGGTGATGCACCAGCAGGGTCTGGAAGCTGGAACGGCTTTAGTGCTGGCGCTAACGGTGGCGGTGGCTTCTCAAGCTCTCCTACTAATAATTACAATATAACTGTCAATAACCCAGTAGGTAATGGCATTACTGACATGGTTCAACAGGCAGTTATGGACGCGCAACGTCTCGGTCATAACCTCGTACCAGCGGGGTCGCTCTAATGGCCGTACCTACAATTAACTGCACAATTAACTTTTCTTACGGCCCTGGCTTTGGTTCGACCATGGTTATCGATGTCGGCAAACTTGGAGTGAATACTCTGGGAGATTCTGCAACTGTTATTGCAGATGTATCTGCTCAAGTAGCTCAAATTGATTTCAAGCGTGGACGTAACGCGACTGCTAATCAATTCCAGACAGGTCAGTTGACTCTTAAAATTGCCGACCAAAACGGAGACTTTAACCCGAATAACCCGACAGGGCCGTACTACGGTCTTTTGAGTCCAATGCGTAAGGTTTATATCTCAGCTGATTTTCAAGGTACTAACTACCCATTATTCGCTGGCTACATCACTAGCTACACCACGACTACTCCTAAGTTCACTGGCGATATTGTGTATACGACTATTACTGCCGTCGATGGTTTCAGACTGTTACAGAACGCGCAGATTACAGCCGTGGCAAGTACCCCAGCAGGGCAACTATCAGGCGCTCGCATCAATGCGCTACTAGATCAAGTGGGATGGCCTAGCTCTATGCGTTCCATCGCTACAGGCTCGACCACTATGCAAGCTGACCCAGGCACTGCTAGGACGACGCTTACAGCTTGTCAGACTATCGAAACCAGTGAATATGGTGCGTTTTACGTAGCACCTAACGGCAATATGATTTTTAAGTCTCGTCAGCAGGCAGTCACTTCGGTCAATAAAACGCCTATCGTCTATAACGATAATGGCACAGGACTTCCCTACTTCAATGCCGTCTGGATTTTTAACGACGTTCTGGTATTTAACTCAGGTTCTGCAACCCGTCTTAACGGAACTGCTCAGACAGCAGTCAACTCTGCTTCGGTATCTAAATACTTTACTCACAGTTATTCGGCTACAGGTCTCATGATGGAAACAGATGCCGTGGCTCAGGACTACATAAGCGCTTATGTAGCTTCTAACTCCGAGACTACCTCTCGAGTCGATGCAATTACTTTGGATCTTTATACCCGTGATTACGACGCTGGCGTCGTTGCAGCTCTTAACTTTGATTATTTAGATCCTGTAACTATTACCACTACTCAGCCAGCGGCGACTGGTACATCTACCTTAACTAAGACTTTGCAGGTATTCGGCGTATCCCACTCAATTACTCCGAACTCTTGGAAAACAACTCTAACCACCCTAGAACCTCTCATCGATGGGTTCATTATCGGAACTACGTACGGAACGCTTGGCGTATCCGTCATGACATACTAAGGAGAATAAATTGGCTACTGGGTTTCCGAGCGCGACTGGTGACGTGATGACCGCCGCCATGTATAACGGTCTGGTTGCGTTTACATTGAACGCGCAGTCAGGTTCTACTTACACTGTCGCTAACACTGATCTATATCAAGTCCTGGTTCAAGCAACTAACGCTTCTACTAAGACAATTACTATCGCACCAGATTCAACTCTTACAGCGGCTGCCGTAGGTAGTGCTATTACTTTTCTTAATTCGGGTGCTGGCTTGCTCACCTTTGCAGCTGGCTCTGGAGTTACCATCGTTTCAGCTGGTGCAGTGGCAGCGGCTCCAACCTTGGCGCAGTACAAGACTTGCGTAGCTATCCGTATCTCAGCAAACAGCTGGACTATTGTTGGTGCTGTCGCGTAATGATTGGCGCAATTACAGCAGGACTTTTTAGCGTTGCAGGTCCACCTGCACCAACGCTGTCTTATGACTCTATTGCCACCACAACCGTCGGCGCAGGCGGCCAAAGCTCTATTACTTTCTCTTCAATTCCTAGCACATATAAACATCTTCAAATTCGAGGAATCGGGCGAGCAACTTCAGGAAGTCAACTTGCTGGTTTTGTCACATTTAATGGTGATTCTGGAGCAAATTATAGTTTTCATCAACTTTATGGTTCAGGCGTTGCAGTGGGTAATAACGGCGGCACGTCCACAAATGGAATTTATTATCAAAAAATATCTGGTTCTACTGATTTAGCCAATGCTTTTGGAGCGGTTGTAATTGATATTTTAGATTATTCAAATACTTCTAAAAACAAAACTCTTAGGTATTTGGGTGGTTCAGATATAAATGGCGGCAGCGGTTGGATATTTTTTGGTTCTGGTGCTTGGTATAACACCGCCGCCATATCTTCAATTACAATAGTTGTTGATACGTCTAATTTTGCTCAATATTCACAATTAGCTTTATACGGGATTAAGGGGTAAATCATGGCAGCAGGATCAACTTATACCCCGATTGCGACTACTACTCTGGGAAGCGCACAAAGCAGTGTTACCTTTTCAAGTCTTGGTTCATACACGGACATTGTTATTGTGGTTGCTGGTTATCAGTCAATCGATGATAACGTGTTAATGCGTTTCAACTCTGATACTGGTTCTAACTATTCTTCAACTACTATTTATGGTAGCGGTTCAGCCGCTTCTTCATTTAGAAGCACCTCTGCTACTGGTATGCAATTAGGCGGATTATTTACATCTGATGGCGGCAACGCTACTTATCACGTTATGAACTACGCCAATAGCACCACATACAAAACAGTTTTAGCTAGAGCAAATGCAGCCGCAAGCGGTACACAAGCCCGCGTGGGGCTGTGGCGTTCTACTGCGGCAATTACTTCCATCACAATGCTTACAGGTTCAGGCAACTTCCAAACTGGCTCAACCTTCACCCTTTACGGAATTCAGGCGGCATAATGGCAAACACCTTTATTCTTATCGCTTCTTCTACCGTGGGTGCTGGCGGAGCTGCATCTATTGACTTTACCAGTATTCCCAGCACTTACACAGACCTCGTGATTCTATATTCTGGTCGTTCTACTTCAAACGCTGGACAGACTTGGGCGCCAATTAGAGCAACCTTTAATGGGTCATCTTCAACTTGGTCGAACCGCGCTATTTATGGCGATGGTTCATCGGCTTCATCCGGCAATAGTTCAAGTCTTAGTGAGTTTGGTCAGGCTTCTTCTTCGCTAAGTACGTCCAGCACTTTTAGCAACGGAAGCATTTACATTCCAAATTATGCTGGTTCAACTAATAAATCTTCCTCAACGGATGCAGTATCGGAAAACAATGGTACTTCTGCTCTTGCTTCTTTAACTGCTGACCTTTGGAGTACCACTAGTGCAATCACTTCAATCAGCCTTCAGATTCCTTCCGCTTATGGACTATTCGCCCAATATTCAACCGCCTACCTATATGGAGTAAAAAATGCCTAATCCAACACGAATCGAAATCAACTGCGAGACAGGCATCGAGACTGTCATCGAGCTAACAGATGCTGAAGTTGCTGAACTTGCTTATCAGGCAGAGTTAGCGGCTGAAAAGAAGGCAGAAGAAGATGCCGCTGCTGCTGCACTTGAGGAGAAGAAACTCGCTGTACTTGAGAAGCTAGGCCTTACCTCAGACGAAGTAGCAGCGCTGCTTTCGTGAAGTCACAGAACGGCTGGCCTGCTTCTCAGAACCCTGCGGAGTTAGATGTAAAGGCTTATCCAGTCCCAGGATCAACGGTAAAGCTGCGATGCGCTTCTGCCGTCGCTCCCCTACTGGTGGGCTTTGCAGAGGAATTCCATAAGCTCATCGAGCCTATCGACGCTGGCTCCCTGGACGATTGGGGTTACTGCTTTCGAATGGTACGAGGCAGCGAAGAAAACCTTAGCAACCACTCAAGCGGTACAGCCATCGACCTTAACGCTTCGCATCATGCTCTAGGCAAGGTAGGCACTTTTGAAACTGGCAAGGTTCCTATGATTCAAGCGCTCGCTAAAAAGTACGGCCTGCGCTGGGGTGGGGACTACAAGAATCGTAAGGACGAAATGCACTTCGAGGTAATTCTCACGCCAGACCAGGCGGAGAAGCTAATAACTAAGTTAGGGCTAGAAAAGAGCAAAGCATGAAAACACTTGCAGCAAGCTGGGGACGTTCATTCATCTCAGCAACTCTTGCCCTATTCATGGCAGGGGTAACAGATCCTAAGTCTTTGGCTATGGGCGGAGCAGCCGCCGTCATTCCCGTTATTCTTCGTTGGCTAAACCCTAACGACTCAGCGTTCGGCATTGTGGGGAAGTAATGTCGCAACAGATGCTAGTAACAGGGGTGGCCTTAGTCACCCTTGCTACTGCATTTGCTGGACTTATTCGTTTCCTTGTACGCCATTACCTCAGTGAACTCAAAGCAGACGGCAACGGCGGCCATAATCTCAGGGGCCGCGTGGAACGAATTGAAATTCGAGTCGACGAGATTTATCGACTGCTATTGGAGCGGAACGGCTGACGGCTTACCGATAGCGAATCTTTGAAGAGTCTCTATTTGGTCGCTCAAACGAATCTCGCTTCTACCTCTCATGTCCAGGTCAGGGGCGCTTACGCTGGCATTAAGCCAATGTTTATTCTCGTCCCATAAGTTACGTGCTTTTATAGCTTCATCAACAAAGAGCTGCATATCTCTGCCGCGCAGCTTTAGGGTGAATTCGACCTTTTGCCTATGGCCGTTTTCCATGAGGTAATCACTGCTGACTATAAGCAGGTCCCCTGGGTTAACTACACGATCATCAAAGCCGTAGCCGAACAGCTCTAACTTGCCTTGCATGGTGGCAGTGCTGGTCACGTTCACGATTCCAGAAGGCTGCATTTTGGGAGAAGTCATGGCAAACCCTTTCAAAAGACCTGCGTGTCGTCTATTGAAAGTGTCGGTCTCTCCCCTTACACTTTTCGAAAATCACGTCAGGCGAGGCATTAAGCAAGGGAATTTGATAACTTTTAGTTATCCGATTCGTTACATTATGTAAAGTTAAAATGAGCGTAAATCGCTCCTAACAACTTTACATAACTTGCTTTAGCCCTTAGCCCGACTATAACAGTCAGGGGCGAATAAAGTGGATTGGAAAATTTCAATTCAGATAGCCGTATACATGGCGATTCTGGCATTTATTACAGCAGCGTGGGGCTACCAAAAGGGTTACAAAGAAGGCCGCGCTTTCCAACGCAAGATAACTCACAAATACCGCGAGCAGGTGTCTAATGGCACTAAGTAAAGCTGCTAACGGAACCTTTTGCGATCACTGCAAAATGGAGTTCGGTACTTTCGATACACGCTTCGGCGTCTGGGCCTTTCGAGGCGATGTAGACCCGTTGGCTTATGTGACAGTTACAAGCGAAACGTCTAAGGCTCAAGGAGCAGTGCGTCACTACTGCCGCTACCACGTAAAGCAGAACTCAACCTGGCATAACTCCGATGGTGTCTCTATCTGGACTATCGAGGACCAACTTGCCTACGCAAAGCAGGTAGAAATGGCGGCCGCGAATGTTTGATTTGGAGTCTTATGAAGATGTCAACAGCAGAATTAAGCGATTCAGAGAAACCCATATTTCAGGACGAGTTGAAACAGCCATTATCGACATCGACATCGCCAAGGGTTACGTACTCATTCAAGCGTCTGTCTATCGTGAGCATGAGGATCTCGTCCCAGCAGCCATCGACTTCGCGTTCGAAATACGTAGTGACCGCGGTGTCAACCGTGACTTCTGGGTAGAGAACGCAGTTACAAGCGCCGTAGGGCGCGCTATAGGTTTGTTGATGCCGTCGGAGAAGCGGCCAACAAAACAGGACATGGAGAAGGTTGAGCGGTTATCGCACGTGCCTGCTCAATCTGATCCGTGGGCCACTTTCACAGTCTCAACCGAGAACGTGGAATCCGTAGGCGATGTTATGCAGCTTGTATCGGAGCAACTCGGTGGCGAAATCGTTGAAGAGACTCCCCTATGCGCGCATGGCCGCATGATTTCCAAGTCTGGTACTTCATCTAAGACTGGTAAGCCATATAACGGCTTTGTATGCCCATCAAAGGTCAAAGCAGACCAGTGTCAGGCAGTGTGGCTCTAATGGGAGAACTTCACTTTATCCGTGACGGAGTTGCTACCACTATCCACGATGACGGTAGTCGAACCACTACCCCAGTCAAAAGGTGCGATGAGTGCAATACAGACCAACCGACTTTAGGTGGGTCTAGCACTATGCACTTTGGAGATGAAATCTTATGGATCTGCGCATCGTGCAGAACACCCAGATAATTCTTGATTACGCGCAAGAATGTGATGCGGCGGCAGTAGCTCTAGCTCGAGCAGTCGAGATTAGGGCTACTCCCCTGCACGCGTCACGCTTTCATAAATCGTTGAACTTTCACGAAATGATTAAAGAGTGCGCTGAATCAGTCGGAGCCGAAATAGCTGTAGCCCAATACTTCGGGATAAAAAACTTTAAGCCCACAATCAACACTTTTAAGAATGAAGCTGACGTCATGGCTCGTTTAGAGGTTAAGTGGACTAAATACTCGGATACGGGCCACCTCATCATTAACGCTACAGATAGGCCAAACGACGTGGCGATGTTGGTTACAGGCGTTTCACCTGTGTATCGCATCGTCGGTTGGATACCCATCAAAATGGCTCGTACAGAGCTGTTTAGGCATGAATCCCAGGATAACTACTGGATACCCCAGGGCAAGCTCTACGCGCCCGAAATACTTAGGAGCCGTGTCAATGGACATACTAAAGGCTGATTGCAGAATTTGTAAGAAGAAAACTAATCACGTAAAAATGGACGAATTCGAGAACCTGCCGCCCTACGTGGTTGCACTCATGTGCCAGGGATGCGGCGTTATGGGAATCGTAATGCTCGATGATACAAAGCAGGTGGACTGCGAATGAGTCCAATTTACGAATTCAAATGCACAGCTTGTAGCGCACCTAAACCAGTCTCGGCATCATTTGAAGAGACTGTATTGGCGCCAATATGCGATAACTGCATGATCCCAATGGCTCGGGATTACACAGCTCCTGGCATCATATTCAAAGGCGATGGATGGGGTGGCTCAAAATGACACGCCGAAACCCCCTTCTGACCTGCGGTTATGCAGTCAATCCACGGAAATGCAGACCCCTGTTGGTACGCTCCGTAAGTACGCGTCGAACCGCTAGGGCGATTCGTGAGATGCGCACTTCGGTGCTATCGCCAGGGCTATGTCTATTATTAATAGCCGTATTGCTACAGCCATTACAAGCAGAAGCGACCACAGCGCAAGAGACAAAAGAATTATTCAAAATCTATGCTCATACAAAACTAATGAGTAATAAGCAGTACTACTGCATAGAGAAGCTATGGTCATTAGAAAGTCAATGGGATCCAACTGCTCGCAATAAGAAGAGCAGTGCATATGGAATCCCACAGATATTAGGTCTTAATGAGACTAACCCTTATAAGCAGATAGATAAGGGTATTGAGTACATAACCCATAGGTATGGCACACCATGCCAAGCGTATCTACATCATAAGAAGGTAGGTCATTACTAATGGCTAGTGATAAGAATAATCCACGATCTAAAGGTGAGTGGAAGAAGGTAAGACTGCGCATACTCAACCGAGATGAGTGGACTTGCTATTACTGCGGTAATGAAGCCAATCAAGTAGACCACGTCGTCAGTATCAAGGATGAACCAGCACTTGCATTTGATGAATCAAACCTTGTCAGCTGCTGTCGTCGTTGCAACTTAGTGAAAGGTTCACGCTCACAGGCCCTTTTCTTGTCAGGCGTTTCCAC